CTCTTTGAGCCTCTGGTAGTGAGAAAGCAGCAAATTGAGGCTACTGAAAAAACTGATGATCAGCCTTTATTGTTCTTCAAAACACAAAAAGCGGATGCCTCCGGGAAAAGAACATCGGAGGGGTTTGTTGTCATGACCGGAAGCACCATTTCTTTAACAACAACTAAAAGCTGTCCGGAAAATATCCTTAAATTTAGAGAAAAGTTTGCCGAGAAAATCGATGATCAAGGTAAATTAACTGAAGACCTGCTCTTTCCAAGCCCTTCAGCGGCTGCAGGTTTCGTTGGTGGTTCCTCTTTAAGCGGAAACATAATGTGGAAAGATGAATCCGGGAAAAGCCTAAAAGATATTGAAGCTACAGAATAAAATCATTTCCTAAAAATTGCCCAAAACCGCATAACTTGTCCAAGGGGATAGTGAGAGGATCATTATCCCTTTTGTTTTGCTCCTCTCGAAAATTATCGAAAGGAGTTTTTTTATATGAACAAACTCATTTATGTCTGCTCCCCTTATCGGGGAGATATCAGGACGAACACGGAACAGGCCAAGGAATACTGCCGAAAAATTGTCCAGGAAGGTGATATCCCCCTCGCTTCCCATCTTCTCTTTCCGCAGTTTATGGATGACAGCATTGCTAGCGAGCGAGAGCGAGCAATGGAGATGAACCTTGAAATTATGCGGCACTGCGATGAGGTTCATGTCTTTGGCCATCAGGTCAGCTTCGGGATGCTTCAGGAAATGCAGGCGGCAAAGAAGCTGAGAATCCCTGTGGTGCAGGAGGAAGTCGAATGAAACTAACCATTTACACAGCAGATACCTGCGGACAGGCGTCCAATGTCTACTATCCGAATAAAATGGACGTGAAGGATGAGTCTGCTTTCAAGGCTGCTGTCTCCTTTGACCATGTTGCGGCAAGGTATCAAAACAACTATCGCAGCAATGCAAACTTCATCGAAGCCGATCATATCAGCATGGATTGTGATAACGAGAAAAGCGATGATCCTGAAACTTGGATTCTACCTGAGGATATCCTGAGTCTTTTTGACGGTGTCTCTCTCGCCATTGCTACCAGCAGAAATCACATGAAGGAAAAAGGTAAGAAATCAGCAAGACCGAGATTTCATGTCTATTTTCCTATTCCTGAAACAAAGGATGCCAACAGCTATTCGGAACTTAAAGAGGAGCTTGCGGATCTCTTTCCTTTCTTTGATGCCGGGGCTTTAGGAAGTGCCAGGTTCATGTTTGGAAATCCCGAGGCCGAGGTCATCTGGCGTGACGGCAGTCAGCTGATTACGGATTTTATCAGAGATGATTTTGCCGAGTGGGATGCGGCACAAAGCGAGATTCCGGAAGGATCAAGAAACAAGACCATGTCGCATTATGCGGGGCGCATCATCGTTAGACTCGGCGCAACAGAGGAAGCTTACGAGATGTTCCTTAAAAAGGCCGCTCTATGCAATCCTCCGCTTCCGGACTCTGAACTTCAAACCATCTGGCAGAGTGCGAAACGATTCGGCAAGAAAGTCTCGGCTCAGGAAGGCTATATCCCTCCGGAAGAATACGGCAAGGATTTCTCGCTCATGCCGCTGGACTTCTCGGATATCGGTCAAGCAAAGGTGCTCACCCGAGAGAAAGGTGAAATCCTTGTTTACACCGATGCAACAGACTACATGACCTATAACGGGACGCATTGGGAGGAATCCAAGCAAAAAGCGGTCGGTGTCTGCCAGAACTTTCTGGACAAGCAGCTTGAAGAAGCAAAGGCTGTACTTAATAAAGCGACAAAGCTTCTCATTGAGTCCGGGATGCCGCAAGATCTGATTCAGGCAGGCGGCAGGACACTTGAAAAAGGCATCCAGTCAGAACAAAAGAAAGCCTTTGATTTGTATCGAGTTGCCCTCGCCTATAAGAATTTCGTCATGAAGCGAAGGGACATGAAATATGTCACTTCCGCACTCCAGGCCGCAAAACCCATGCTCCTTAAGATGATTCAGGATTTTGACAGCCAGGATTTTATGCTGAACACACCTGCCGCTGCCTATGACCTGACAAAAGGCCTTCAAGGAGCAGTGCCGCACAAGCCGGAAGATTACATGACAAAAATCACACTGGTTTCTCCCGATACGGAAAACGAACAGCTCTGGCTTGATGCGGTGTCCGGTTTCTTCTGCGGCGATCAGGAACTCATCGAGTATGTTCAACAGATTGTCGGCCTTTCCGCCATCGGCAAGGTCTATATGGAAGCCTTGATCATTTCCTATGGAGAGGGTTCGAACGGCAAGTCGACCTTTTGGAACTCCATCGCCAAAGTGCTGGGAAACTACAGCGGCACAATCTCGGCGGATGCTTTGACGGTCGGATGCAGAAGAAATGTAAAGCCTGAGATTGCGGAGCTGAAAGGAAAACGACTGGTCATTGCGGCAGAGCTAGAAGAAGGCATGCGGCTGAATACTTCCGTCATCAAACAGCTTTGTTCTACAGACCTTGTCTCCGGTGAAAAGAAATACAAAGATCCTTTCAAATTTACCCCGACACATACCCTTGTCCTTTATACGAACCATCTCCCCAAAGTTGGGGCGAATGATGACGGCACTTGGCGAAGACTCATTGTCATTCCCTTTCAGGCCAAGATCAAGGGCAAGGCGGATATCAAAAATTATGCGGACCATCTGGTGGAACATGCGGGCGGAGCGATTCTTTCCTGGATTATTGAGGGCGCGAGAAAAGCCATCGATAAAGACTTCAAGATCCCCATTCCGAAATGTGTGGCTGATGCCATTCATAGATACCGGGAGAATAACGACTGGCTCTCAGGCTTTCTCGAGGAATGCTGTGAGATTGATCCATCATACACGCAAAAGTCGGGTGAGTTTTACCAGGATTACCGGGCCTATTGCCAGAGAACAGGTGAATGGACGAGAAGCACGGCGGACTTTTATACAGCCCTTGAAATTGAAGGCTATGAACGGAAGAAAACGAAAGCCGGAATGGTGGTTTTAGGGCTTCGTTTAAAGTCCGAATTTATGGACTAAAAATCAAAAGGTGCAGGTCGGTGCAGGTCTTTGTATAAAACCCCTTTAGGGCGAAAATTTTAGGTCAAAAATTCTATATAGAGAAGTTTAATAGATGACCTGCACCGACCTGCACCATCTCAGTGAAAAGCTTGATATTACAGCGTTTTAGATGGAGGAAACAGAAATGCTTGAAAAACAGATTGAACATAAATTATTGACGGAAACAAGAAAAAGAGACGGGTTATGCTTGAAATTCATCTCTCCGGGATGGAACGGCGTGCCGGATAGAATCGTTCTTCTCCCCGGAGGGAAAATGGGCTTTGTAGAAGTAAAGAAACCCGGTGAAAATCCTAGAACCTTACAGCTGCGAAGGCATAAGCAAATCAGAAACTTGGGCTTTCAAGTTTTCATTTTGGATGATCCGGGCGATATTGGAGGGCTGCTTGATGCAATACAAGGCTCATGATTATCAGGAATATGCCAAAGAGCAAATCATCAAAAAGAAAGCCTGCGGTCTTTTTTTAGAACCGGGACTCGGGAAAACAGTCATCACCCTTTCCGCCATTTGGGATCTCATGTTTGACTACTTTGATGTCTCGAAAGTCCTCGTCATCGCCCCGCTTCGTGTAGCGGAGAATACTTGGACAGAGGAATTGGAGAAATGGGATCATCTGACCTTTCTTCGCATCTCCAAAGTTCTGGGAAGCGAAAAGGAAAGAATCAGAGCGCTTGAAACTCCTGCCGACATCTATGTGATTAACCGGGAGAATGTTGCCTGGCTTTGTGAACTTGGCGAGTGGGACTTTGACATGATGGTGATTGACGAACTCTCGAGCTTCAAAAACCCGTCCAGTAAACGGTTCAAAGCCCTCAGAAAGAAGCGTCCCGGCATTGACCGGGTTGTAGGTCTTACAGGGACGCCTTCTACCAACGGTTTGATGGATTTGTGGTCGGAGATTTATCTCTTGGATCAAGGGCAGAGACTTGGGAAAACAATCGGAAGCTACCGGGCGGATTTCTTTGTTCCCGACCGCATGAACGGCTACATCGTTTATTCGTATAAACCCCGTCCCGGAGCGGAGGAATTTATCTACGGTCTTTTATCCAGTCTCTGCGTCTCCATGAAAAGTCAGGATTTTCTCAAGATGCCGGAAAGGCTGGAGCGGGATGTCAAAGTCAAGCTTCCGGATGCGGCTAGAGAAATCTATAAGGAGATGGAACGGGAAATGGTGGCCAGCTTAGAAGACAAAACCATTGATGCCGTGAATGCCGCTGTCCTTACCAACAAACTCCTGCAGATGGCATCGGGGGCTGTTTATGACGAGACGGGTGCAGTCGCAGAAATTCATTCTGTAAAACTTGATGCCTTGGAGGACTTGATTGAATCCGCCAACGGCAAGCCTGTCCTTATCTATTACAACTACAAGCATGAACGCATGCGGATAAAAAAGCGTTTCAAGGATGCTGTTGAAATCAAAACACCGGAGGATTTTCAGGCTTGGAACAAAGGCGAGATTCCCATTGCTATGGCACACCCCGCTTCTATGGGACACGGGCTGAATCTTCAGCATGGCGGTTCTACTGTGGTTTGGATGTCTCTACCTTGGTCATTGGAACTTTACCAACAGGCAAATGCCAGGCTGTGGCGGCAAGGACAAAAAGATACGGTTGTGATTTTCAGGCTTATTGCCGAAGGAACAATCGACCGGGATGTGGCACGCGCCTTGGAAAAGAAGGATGTCACGCAGGAGGCCTTAATGCAGGCGGTAAAAGCGAGGGTTTGTCATGAATAGCATCAAGAAAGTAAAAGAAATGATTAGAGGCTACCCTGCGCATGCCGCAAGAATGAAAGAGCTTGAACAAGAGATGGAGCGCTATATTCCGATTACGGCAAGTGAGGTCTTGGATATGCTGACCTTCCCCGGCAAGACGGGCGATGAAGTTCCGGTGCAAAAAGAACGGTCCAAGAACCGGGTCTTTTATATTGCTACCTCCTACCGCAGGCTTGCCTGGCTGATCAATCACAGGGCGGAAAAGGAAATGACGGAAGAATATCAAAAGGCGGCCAAGGAAGTGGAATTTATCCGCTATGCCATCAGAGCACTCCCCAAGTATTACCGAGACCTCATGACCTATGACGTTTTGGAGGGCAAACGCTGGAGCGAAATCTGTGAGCATTTTTCTTTAAGCGGTGTGGAGTTTTCGAGGAAGAAAGAAAGAGCCATCTGCCGTATGGCTAAGACACTTGAAAAGCAGTACCGATATTTCGGTTTCAGGGAGGAGGATATTTGTGATGGAACAGTTGCTGAACAACTATGAGCGTTATCACAACGAGCTTGAAGCAGACCTTTACCTGTTGCAGATGATGCTTCAGCAGGATAGACCGGAACCTTCAGGCAACACGATAGAACTTGGAGCCATCTTAAAGTACCTGAGAGGCTGTGCTGACTTTGTTCATGATGAAGTTATTGACCTGCGGCTTAATCATGCTGAGCTTCGATTTCGTCAACTTTCCTATTTGGATTGGATGATTAAAAGTAGACCACAGGAAGAACAGGAAGTAATTCAAGCTTTGTGGTTTGAAAAGCTTTCTCTAGCTGAAGCAGCGGACAAGTTTTATATCAGCAAGACCAGTATGCATAGACGAAAGCAGGAAATTCTATCAAGTCTAGAAGCGTTTTATCAATCCAATAAAACGATGCAGGAACTTTGGAACGATACGGAATAAATAGGAACGAACTGGCATTGAGATGTAACTAAAGAACCTGTTATTCTTAGACTAGGAAAAAACATAGAGACCTGTAGCAAGCTGCTGCAGGTTTTTTTATTGCGGGAGGTGTTTTATGCCAAGGAAACCGAAACGCCCCTGCTCTTACCCCGGCTGCCCGGAGCTTGTTGAAGGAAGATTTTGTAAGAAACATGAGCAGGAGGAAAACAGGCGCTACGAAAAATATCAGAGAGATCCAGAGACAAGAAGACGGTACGGCAGAGCTTGGAAGAGAATCCGCGACCATTACATCAAAGCCCATCCTTTGTGCGAGGAGTGTAAACGAAACGGTAGACTCGTTCCTTCAGAAGAAGTCCATCATATCGTTCCTTTGTCAGAAGGCGGCACGAATAAACAGCATAATTTGATGGCTCTTTGCAAGTCTTGTCACTCGGCGATTCACGCAAGACGCGGTGACAGATGGAGCTGACCCCTAGGGGGATGTCAATCTCTACAGAGGATTTGGCGTGCAACGGGCGGTGGGCCACGCGCGAAAAAACTTCAATTCAAACAGGGGATTAACCCCAGAAAGCCGGAAAGGAGGTGCTTTCGTGGCAAAAGACGGAACTTACCGTGGCGGCAGACGAGTCAAAGCTGGCAGCAAGCCGGATGCCCTCGCCGATAAAATCGCCGCAGGAAAAGAAGCAAAAATACTCGAAACTTACGATTTTGATCCGGAAGCACTCTTTGCTCCGGATGAACCGGAAGATGTGTCCGACCTTTTCGGCGAAGAAATGCCGAGTCCTTCGGATTACCTTTCTGCAAGACAAAAGGATGGCAAACCGCTCGGTGCTGATGAAATCTATGCCGAGACATGGAAATGGCTGAAAGACCGACGCTGTGAAAAGCTCGTGAACCCGAGACTTCTGGAATCCTACTCGCAGGCTTTTGCTCGCTATATCCAGTGTGAACAGGCGATCAGTACCTACGGGCTTTTAGGTAAACACCCAACTACGGGTGGTGCGATTGCCAGTCCTTTTGTATCCATGAGCCAATCATTTCAAAAACAGGCCAACCTCATCTGGTATGAAATTTTTGACATCGTGAAGCAAAACACGACGACAGCTTTTATTGGCAGTCCACAGGACGAAATGATGGAGCGCCTTCTTCGGACAGAGGAGGGCGAGCTATGACACAAACATTTTTGTAAGGAGGAATGCATGAAATACTATAAAGCCGCCGAATCCGTGACCAAGGGGCATCCGGACAAACTCTGCGATTATATCGCCGACCGAATATTGGATAGATACCTGAGAGACGATAAGAATGCCCGTGTTGCCGTG